GCTGACCAATTGATTCGGTCATTTAAATTAACAACAAATTCAGATTTTACGTTATCTGGTTTTGGCGATACTGTTTGCGTAAATTTAGATGTTGAATTTGTTGGATTTCCAACATATGTTGGTTGAACAAAAGTACTTGCTTGAAATTGAAAACTATTAACTCGTCCCGTAGTTGGGTTTGTATAAATTACGTCCGGAAGTATGTTAAATGGCGTCGTAAATTGCGAAGAATTTAATAATGTCGGATTTAACAAAAAATTAACTAACAAATTCGGTTTAACCATTATTTCCTTTAATATAGTGGCGTATTAATGCCTCGTTCTTGAAATAAATTTCCACGCAATGCGGCAGTTTGTTGATTGATTGCATTAACTATTAACATGGCAAATTTCACCATATCGTTATTGTTATTTCCCGTACCTGTAATTGCACGTGCTAATTGTCGATTTCCGTCTACGTTAGTTCCTGCAATCATGGTTGAATCATTAACTTGCATAAATTTATCTTGTGGATGAAATTTAACTATTCCATCATTCATGATAATTGCATCTTTTGATACAGCTGTAGTTTCACTAGTATGAGTACCGGAGTTAAGAAATAAATCTTCAACAAATGATGTTGTCATTGTTTTTAAGTTTTCGCCAGCGAGTACAATTTGTCCGGTCGTTTGTAACAATGAATCACTCATTTGTATTAAAGATCCATCCATTTTTTCTAAACTTCCTCCAGGCCCCATCATTTCTATTTGAGTTTGTCGTACAACGCCTTCTTGTCCCGTACGTAATAATGCATTGTCTTCAGTTATTGCGGTTAATATTTCTTCTAAAATAGTTTCCGATGTTCGAGTATCTGCTTGTAATGAATCAAATATATCTTGAGTTATAGCACCACTTTCTAACATGGCTTCTGCCGTAGTTTTTAATTCATCTCCAGTTAAATCAAATAATTTTATAGCTTCCGGGCCGGCTTGTTCTAACATCTTTTTCTTTTGCATAGCACGTGCTAACGAAGCCTCATCCATTCCTAATAATTGAGACATTTGTTGACGTGCAAACAAATTGTTTTCTAAAACTTCACCTTCTTGTTCTAGTATTTTGAATAACGTGTTTGCTTGTTCAGCTGCATCGCCTTGCAATGTAGCTTCTCGATACGTATTGGTTAAACTTTTTCCTTGTTCATCTACTAAACGTTTTCCGGATAATAATTGATATTCTAATTCAGAACCAATACTCGATTCAATATCTAATAAAGATTCACCTGCAGAAGCCATTTGTTCCATGGTTAAACCTAACGTTTTAGCACGTAATACTCCTAATGCTAAATTATTTGGAAGTTTACCGTATTGCATTTGTACGTCCGCAGCGGTTTCTGCTAAACCTTCGGTTATCATTTTAAAATAACCCATGGTGCCATCTGTATCTAAAAAATTTGCTAATTGTTTAGTAGTGGATAACATGTTTGCTGCATTTTTTCCATTTTGAGTTGCAAGATGAGTATATGATGCAGCTTGATCTTCTGATAATCCTAAGTTTGTAGTTAAAACTCGTTGCGTAACCATTAAACCTTCGTAATATTCTTGGTTTTGTACGTTAGATTGATTAAGCGTAGGCAGTATTTTTTTAACTGCTGCGGCATATTCTTGAGTATTTTTACCAGCCCACATATATTTAGTTGATAGCGTTTGCAATTGCTGTGATACTCGAGCTGCGCCAATTACATTGATACCAAATGAATCATTTAATTTTTTATTTCTAAGTTCAAGAAATAAAGTTTTCTTAGCAGCATCAACAAAAGTAGAAATTAATTTTTGATTTACAGCTGTTTGTTTTTCAAAACCAGCAACTAAAGTATTATTAACCGTATTCAAACTTCCAATTGCTCCTACTAATCCGGTATACGCAGTTGTGGCGTTGCTAGCTAAATCCGTAGTACTTGTAAAAATTGCCGAAACGTCCGATCCTACTCTTACTACCTCATCCCATACGCTACCGTGTTTAGGTTGTTGTTTAAGACGTCGTATTTTATCGATAGTAATCATTGGATTCTTTTCATATAAATATTTACGTTCTAGGTTTTTTCTTTTTCTTTTCGTTTGGATCTGGCAGTCTAGATTGTACGATATCATTAACCCGTTTTATCCAATATCTACGTATATGTACTGGCATATTATATATGGTATCCCAGTCCCAACGACCTTCACCATACCAAAGCAAATTAAATAAATTATCGTGCATCTCTACGCGATGCTCTGGTTTAAAACCAAAAAAGTTCTGATCCAACAGGAAATAGACTTTTGAAGGTGTCTCCATTTTCACCTTCAAATTCAATCATTAAATCAATTCCAGGAGTATTTTCTGCAACATATGTTCTGAATTTTTTTGCATCAAATGAAAGAAATTCATATCGTATAAAATTGCTAATATCATCCGAGTTTCTGGAATCATTGACTTGAGTTATGGTTTTTTTTAAAAATTCCGATACTGCTCCTGTTAATGAATCGTCAGATGCAAATTTAAATTTTAATTCCCACTCGTCATTAACTTTGTATGAAAATTCTCCGTTGACATCCGGAGCTAAATCAAATGGTTTAACGTTTAATTTGTTTAAATCTATAATTCTATTGTAAGTTTTTTTAGTTTTACTGTCAGTTACTGTAACGGCATATTCAGCTCCATATGCTAAAATTCTAGCATTAATAATCAAACCAAATTTGTCTACCATATTAATGTCTTTAACATCAATTGGAGTTAATATGATAGCTTCTAGCAATTTATCAAACACCGTACCATTTTTTCTATATGAAATATTTGTTAAAATATCTTCATCATATGCTGTCATGTATCGCATTTCAATAGAACCTTCGCGAAGTAAATGATTTTCTGGATATACTAATCCTTTACTTGTTAACGGAACAATTACTGATGGTAATTTGCTTCGTTTTTCAGTTTCATATTGTTTTTTTGCTAATGTGATGATGTCTTGATTGCTAAGTCGATCTGTCATTTTACTCATTTTTTATCCTTATAACTTTATTATAAATATTGCGAACATGAAAAATGGGAGCATTATACTCCCATGTATTCAAAATTAATATTAGAAATTTAAGAATGCCCAATCGTATCTTAAAGTCATTTCTATAGTCATCACATCTTCCGAACTCCAATCTAAACTGCCGAAGTTAGAATCTACAATGAATGCTCCATTTAATACCCATTCTTCTATAATTTCACCTAATGGAGACAATTGACGTAATTTTACTTCTTTTTTATAAAATGAAGAATATCCATCACGTCCGGTTGCTGATTCATGATGCAATCTGACCCATTCCATTACTGCTTGTGCTCCGGATGGTACGATTGGATCGTACAATGTTACTGATATATTATTCCAAACCGTTTTACCTTTTACGTAACGTTGAACATTGATATGATCCAATGTAATTTCTCCGTTTGATAAAGATGGTTTAGCTGATGCTTTAATTAAATATGCTGGAATTCCATTAATTGCCATAACAAACTGATGACCTTTCTTTGGTTCCCAGGAATACGCTTTATTCCAGAAATCTACTTCAGTACCAAAATCGGTCAAATTATTGTTTACTTGATCTTGTAATGCCATGTTTTTATCCTTGCTATTTTCTTATAAATATCAGCAACGTAAAAAAGGTAGAACCGAAGTCCTACCTTTCTATTTTTTATTCCGTTACTATTCCGGGAAACTAGCTCCTGTCGGTTGAATATTAAAATCTAGGATAATAAATTCAGCCGTACGAGTTGGTTGAAGGAATATTTGACCATATAAAATGTTTTGATCAATTAAGTCTGGCGTGTTATTTGTTGAATCCATAACAACTCTAAACGCATACAAACCTTGCTGTGCACGTACTGATTCTAGATACGGATTAACAATTTGAGTAAATCGGTCTCTTGTTGCAACTACGTTTTGTTCGAATACTAGGTAACGAGTTGAAGATGCGATAAACTTCTTAACCGTAATCAACAAACGACGTACATTTACTCGGTCTAATGCACT